TCCTCGACCGGGTACAGCGCGGAACCGCCGATGTGGATGCCCTGAAGCGTGGCAGGGTTCATCTCGTTGCCGTAGTCGCGGACGACCACGGTCTTCGAGCCGTACACCACGTCGTTGATCACGGTCGTGATGTAGTTGGGGCTGTTCACGTCGTCGAGCACGAGAGCCTCGAAGGACTCGACCGTGTTCCAGGCCGGCGCCGTCGGGTCCTGCGCCACGTCCTCTTCGACCACCACGTCGAACCGGGTGTACCGACCCTCGGAGGCGAGTTCGTAGTCGGGAGAGCCGGACACGACCACGCGGTAGAAGTCTCCCTGGACTCCAGGCCACGTCATCTCGAACCGGAACACGCGGTAGACGTACCACGCCTCGATGTCGTCTCCGACACCAGTGTAGTCGCCAGGGACGGCCAGCTGGATCGTCCACTCGCCGGTGGCGTAGTCGATCGAGCCGGAACCGCCACCACCGCCACCACCGGCAACCCACGACAACGCACCGTCACCGAGCGGGTCGGCGAACTGGTTGTCGGTCGCACCGTTGTTGAACATGATGTTCACGGATCCGGGGCTGATCGGCGCGTGCTCGAGGATCCCGGTGTAGAGGCCGGACGCCTCGACCGTGTTCCCCAGGTCTTCGGGATCGCCAGCGACGATCTCGAACACGAGGTCGGACCATGACTCCACCGCGTCCTCGTGCGCGACGCGAACCATGTACAGCTCGCCGCCACCGTTGGCGAAGAACGCGTAGGCCATCGTCGGGGCAAGACCGTTCGCGGTGAACCCGCCGAAGTTGTCGGAGAACTCTGGGAAGCTCGTGTTGAGCACCGGATAGTTCACCGGCCCCTTGTCTGTCCAACCGATGAGTCCCATCGCGCTCGGCGAAACGCCGCGGATCGGGCCGGGGCCGCCGGGCTTCTCTTCGATGTAGACGCCAGGATATGAATATGTCGGCATGTCGCTCTCCTTCGTGGGCTAGACTATTTCTTGCCCTTGCCCTTGCCCTTTTTCTTTTCGTCTTCCTCCGCGTCCTCAACGATCGAGTGCGCCTCGTCCACCGTCATCTCGACCGGCCCCTTGGAAACAGGAGGAACATTCTTGCTTGACGTGACTCCCTTCTCGGCGATGCTCTGCGCGAACGTGCCGAGCGGGATATCCTTCTTGATGATCTTCGGGACCGCGCCCTTCGGCTTCGGCGACTTCGGACCGCCGGTCTTTCGGATCACTCCGCGGCTTGCGAGATCCTGATGCTCCTGCATCTCCTCGAAGACCTCGAATTTGGAATGCGGCCGGACCGCAACCGAACGCCCCTTGGCGACGGGAATCGGCCGGATTGTGCTACCCATGTAATAGTACCAACCCATTTTGTCTCCTCACCATTTCTTTGGGTCAACGCCCATGTGCGTCCTCAATATGAGGTCCACCCTCGAGTATAGAGGATCGTCCGGGTCGATACCCAGAGCAATCTTCTGTGCATCCGTCAATGCCGATGCGCCCGTGAACGCGACGTGATCTGTAGAGTCTTCCAAATCGACTTCGGCCCAGGCTGTAAAGGCGATGCTCCATGCTATCGTCCTATCGGCTATATCGGCGAGTTCTGAGGCTCCGCTAACGCTGACCTCTTGTGCATCATACTTCCGCACATCCCCTTTGCTGTCAATCACTTTGAAGACGAAACCTGGAGGCCGGAGGTAGCGAAGACAGTAGGTGAGAAGCAGGTCGGCCTCGTTCTGGAGCCGTCCCATGACCACAACATCGTAGTTGATATCCCACGGAACGGGGCGCCATTGCTCGCGGTACTTGTCAGCGCCAACCCGACCGTCGGGCAGCACGATCTTGCGCGAACCGGGCGCTGGCGCTCGAGCAGAAATTCCAAACCAGGGCTTGCGCGCGAACCCAGGCTGCATGTCGTTTCGCCGGACAATGATCACCGGAAGACGGTAGTGCGAGTATGCGTCCTCGGGGTTGGCGAACTTCATCGGAACAGCACCGTCGATTTCCTCGAGGCCGCTGTCGATACCGGGCACCCGCGCAACGTAGATGTTGCGCTTCTTGCCGTCGACCACGTACTGCGCCACTTCCGCACCGAGGGTGTGGAAGACACCGCGATCCCAATCGCGGAACGCAAGCGTGCCGATCAAGCTCTCCACTCAACCTCCGAAGCACCGATCGACCCGCACGCGTGTGCGGTCAGTCCTCGGCGCCGTCACCTCCGCCGTCCGCTGGCACATCTGGCGCTGACGCAGGGACTTCCGATCTGCCCTCCTTGTCAGCGTAGTGCTTCAACACGTCGAAGTACCTTTTGTCGGAACGGTCTGACCGCTTTCGCAGCAGCTCGTTCTCGACAGACGTGAGCGTCTGATTCAATCCTTGCAACTTGTCACCTTTTTCAGCTTTGTCAGCAGTCATCTCTCACCTCATCCACTTGGAATAAACGGTGCCAGTTCTTGCATGAAATGTCCAGAACTTGCGAGCCTTTGCGCTTCGACTCTGGTTATCATCTGACTGGCATCGCTTGGCAAATCGAAGTTGTTCTTCCCCTCCGCCATGTACTCCAAGTACTTGTTCAGCACGAACGGCACTCGGTTGACGGTCGCGCGGATCGCCGGTCGCCACGCGGTCTTCCCGGCTTTCTCCCCGTATCCGAACTCCGCTCGCAGAACATCGAAGGCGAGGTCTTCGTGCACCTTCAATCCGGCTGCACGCTCGTTCTTTCCCCAACTCACACCGGGCGACTTTGCTGCGAGCAACTCGCTGGTGATCTGGTCCTTGGCCTCGAAGATGCGTCGCTCGAGCGCGGCCAACTCATCCTGACGGACCGTTCTGGAAATGATCCGCGCGTCCTTCTGACCGAGGTTGACCGGGAGCAGATACCCAGGCCACGGGCCATAGATGGCGAGGACGTGAACCCACGGCGGAGAACTCGCGTGCGGACGGATGAACAGGATCATGTTCTGCAGGTCTTCCACCTCGAGCTTCTTCGTGTAGCCCTTGTGGTATATGGCTACGGCGTCCGCGTCATCAACACCATCAATCATTGCGATCTTCAGGTCGTGCGCGTAGGCAATCTCCTCGTCGCCGACCTTTATCTCCGGCGCCAGGGCCATGACCTGATCGCGCATGAAGCTCGCAAGCTCCACGATGAAGAACACGCGGCCTTCGACGATTCGCCGCGACAGCCCGTCGGTGAATCGCTGCAGCTGACGCGCAGACTTCGACGTGAAGTACATCCGGGGAATAGACGACGCCTTCGTGGTCGTCTTCCCCTTTTTGGTGTTGAACTTCACGTCCTACTTGTTCGCTTTCTTGCCCTTGTAGGACTTGCGACCCTTCGTCGAGGCCATGATGCGGCCGGCGCGAGACTTGGACTTCTTGTCGACCAGACCTGCGGCTGCGGCGAGATCCTTGGCCGCTTCGATGATCTGATCCTCGAGCTGGTCGACCATGCGCTTCTCGGCCTTCTCGTCGATCACGAACCCGGCTTGGCTGATGAACTTCTTGTACCAGTGCATCGGCCGCTCGTAGCCCGGCTCAATGATGATCGCGTCGTCCTTCTTGCGGTAGCGAGTCTGCAGAATCCTGCCCTCGTTCACCGCCTTGGCGATGGCCTCGCCCCACAGTTCCTTGCCCCACATGCCAGCGGCCTTGACGGGTGCTGGCGGGTGCATGAACAGGACGCGTCCGACCTCTCTCTCGATATCCGCCTTCACGCCGACTGTGCCGGATGCGGACACGGAACCCTTCGACGGGTTCTCTGGATCGGACCAGAGCGTCAGCGACGGCTTGCCCTCGGTGAGCGACGTGTCGAGCATCGCCTCTAGCATCTCGTCGACCTCGGCCGGGTCGTACTTCGCCAGATCCTCGGACTCCATGACCTTCGCCAGAAGAAGCATGGTTGTCGTGTTCGTCCACTCCCCGGTGAACTTCTCGGTGTCCTCCATGACCAACTCTCCGGCCGGCTCGACGGGCGCTGGACCGCCGTCGATGACGGAGTTCAAGTCCTCCAAGATCTTTCCTACGTTCTCCATTTGTTCCTCCTCAGATCACTTGTACGACGCGCTCCCGAACCTGTGGTGGCGGGGCGCCGGGTTTGCCGAGCATTTTCTTGAACTGTTCGATGTGACGGTTGCAGACACCGAGGTATCCGCGTCCGAGCATCTCGACCGTTGCGTCTGGTTCGTCGCCGCAGATGAAACACACCGACGACAGCTTGTCCTTCAGCGGACCTTCGTATTTCGGAAAGGCACGGTCCATGATCGGACCGCCGCAGTCGCGCTTGTCACAGCTCGCGGCCGACGGCTTGAAGTGCTCGAGAGGCCGAGCCTTCTCGACCTGCTCCTGCTTGCGCCAGTAGTGGAGGCAGTTGGCGCAGATCGCAGACAGGCCGCTCTTGATAGCCCACTGAACTTCCGACGCGTCGACGATCATATCTTCCTCTCCGGCGTGAACTTGGTCCGCTTCCTGACTTCCAACCGAAAGCCCACCGTCTGCGCCGTGTCAAGAGTATTCCCGCTCGTGCCCTTCTTGGTGATGTCCCACCACTCGTTCTGCACGAAGATCACATCATCTTCCCTCGGGATCCTTCCGACCTGTCCCGCAGCCTCCATCACCTTCTCCCACTCGTTGCGAGAGATCGCAATGATCGCATCCCACTCGGCCTCTTTGCCTTCCTCGCGGACGGACGGGTTGCGGTTCTCAGACTGCTGGTACTCGACGGCCATGTCCATCATGAACGGTCCTTCGTACTCCCAGGAATCCGCGTAGTTCAACGTCGTGTTGTGCGGCCACTCGTCTCCCGGCATCCCCTCCGTCCGGTCGTCCTGATACAGCGGGTCGTTCGTAGGCTCGTTGTACAAGGGGTCCACGTTCGCACCGCGGTTCAGGACGTAAAACTCACCGACGGGAGCGGACAAGCCGATGCGCTCCTCCTCCCATCGGCGCAGGATCTCATCGTCCTGGCTGCGGTACTTGTACCCCGTTCGCGGCATCAGAACTCCGCGAGGTAGTCGTCGACTGCGGCCTGTGAATCTTCGGGCAGCGGAGAGCCAGTGAGCAAGGCGGTCAGGGAGCGCGACAGCTGTTCGCCACGCCACCACGCTGGCTCCTTGCCGTCCCAACATCGGGTCGCCTTGCCGGCCAGCCGAGCGTCGCGTCCGCACGGGTTCTTGGTGAACAGGAACTTCATCGACTCGCCTTTGCCCTTGACTTTCTTCTTGATGTGTTCCTTCGACCGGCTCCCGGAACCGGCGTCACCAAGCTGTCCCTTCGTGGCAAAGTGGCCGCGCGGCGCGTCGTGGTAGGGGTTTCCCTTGATACCGTACTCGACGCCCTTGCCCTTCATCTCCTGCTTCTCGGTGACGAGATCTCCGAGCACCTCGCAGAAGTCCTCAAATCCACGCGCCATCGGAACGCTGTCGTGAGCGAAGTCGTTGTACGCGATCATGATCGCCTGGAACACCTCGGGCTTCGTGATCCAGACGTGCGGCATGATGTGGACCGCGAACTCGATGCCTTCGATGATCAGCGACACCTCGCCCGGTGCGAGCAACCCGTTCTCGGTGATCCAGCTGTAGAGGATCTCCGCGTGCGCCCGACTCTGGAAGTTGAAGAACACCTCCGCGTCCGAGTACTTCTGGCCGTAGGGCGGGATCACCGCGCCCATACCTCGCCGGAGTTGATGCTCGCCGCTCGGGTTCATCGGCGTGGACACCAGCGTCGAGGTCACGCCCTCGTGCAGATTGCCGGACCTCGGGATCAGACCGTCGTCCTTCTTGCCTATGATGCCAAGACGACGGAGATCCTCTTCTGGCAGGATGCCCTTTAGGGACTCGATGTCCTCGCGCATCGCATCGTGGTCAAACTTCTTCTCGAACATGATCGTTCTCCTTCTATCCGGCCCAGAAACCGGTAGGCGAGTACACGAAGTTGCGAGCCTTCTCAATCACCTCGGCTCGCATTTGCTCCCCGTTTGCGTACAGAATATCCCCGTCCATCGTGAACGCACCGGTCGCACTCGGCTTGTCAGCGTACTTCGTTCGGATGTTTCCGAGCGTCATCATGGCGCTCCCGAGCGCGTAGTCTTGAACCAAGTGTTCTTCCCACCCGCGTACCTTCGCCAAATCGATCCCCTTGAAGGTGACGAGGTACGCCACCATCACGCGCGACGAGTCGGGCCGTGGCGTGATGATCAGCTTGCGCCGCGAGGCGTCCCACTCCCAATCACGATCCGCGCTCACTATCCGTCGGCCCTGCTCGCGGTACTGCATGTACTGAACGAGCGCAGAGTAGTCACCGCTCTGCGCGTAAGCCATCGTGGCGGGGTCGAAATCGACTCCGGCCCACGACCACAAGTTGTTGAAGCTATTGCCGTCGACAGGGAAGTTCACCTCGACAACCGCGTCCACGTCATCGCCGATCAGCGATTCGTCGTACTCGGTGTTCTGGTTGATCGCCAGCACGATCATCTTCACCTGTCCGAAGTGAGCCGCGTAGAACCGCTTGCCCTCGTCGATTGCGAATCCCATCGCTACGTCGGTCAACTCGACATCGACGATTCCCTTGCCGAGACGGACAAGAATAAATTCTTTGAGGTCTGCTTCAACCATTCTACTTCTTCTTTTTCTTCTTCACGTCCTTCAGCGTATCACGAGCCAAGCCGTTTCGAGTAAGAACTGCGTATGCCGCGTCCTGAATTTTCTGTGCCACGCCGAGCATCTCCGTCTGCGCGACTCCCGCCTTCTGTAGACCTTTCACCGCGGCGTCTCCCACGAGTGTGAGCATCGTGTTCACGCCCTCGGGGTCCATCTCCTTCGTGGTGATGATCGCGGCTTTGATGTCGTCGGGGAGAGCCTCCACGTCGACCGACGTGTTCTCCGCATCGGCTGGCTCCTCCGGCTCGGCGGCAGCGTCGTCGGGCATGACCTCCTGCTCCGGCTCCTCCGGCTCACCAGCGGCCACGTCAGGCCCCTCTGGCTCCTGCTCGAGCTTCAGGCGCACGCGGTCGTCCGGCGACATGTCAGTGATGCTGTGCTTGCGCGGGTCCTCTCGGAGCGCCACAGGGCGGTCCTGGCGTGCCTCTGGGATGAACAGGTAGAACTTGTCGGAGTAGTAGTTCTCGACCTCTCGCTCGCCGTCAGAGCACACGAGAAGCAACCCGAGATGCGACCCGGCTTTCACCCGGCCGTTCTCGACGTGCTCTCCCATCTTCGTCGTCACGCGGACGGTTTCACCCAGACCGATGACACTGGCGCCGACAGCGCCCTCTAGCCGATCCTCGTGCAGCAGCATGTCCTTCTCCTAACGGTGCTCTTTCTCGATGTGGTTCTCCATGAACTCGAGCGCACGGCTACTGGGCTTGTACACCTTTCCGCAGCGCAGACAGACGTATCCGCCCTCTGGCGTGTCGTCGTAGTCCGAGTCGTCCGCGTCGTCCGCGTCGTCCGCGTCCTCTTCGTCTTCATCCGGCGGATCGGAGTCGGCGACCGTGGCCGGCGCGATGTCGGCCGGTGCCGGGGTCGGGGGCACGACCTGAGTCGGCGGCATCGGGATCGCCGCTGGCTTCTGCTCGGGCTTGTCCGCGATCTCGATCACGTAGCCCTCGTTGACGTAGGACTGCAAGTCGAGATCGCTCTCGAACTCGCAACCCGGCCTTACAGGGACCTGCACATGCTCGGTCACGGGAGTCTGCCCTACCATCTTCCGCCGCAAACCCTCGAGCGTCGTCGGCCTGTCCACCTTCGCCGTCACTTTGTATCGCTTCATCTCTTACCTCCAAAAAAAGAGCCGGGACCGGATAATACCGGCCCCGGCCCTTGGGTTCATGGCGGCAGGGCCGCGTGGCTTATGCTACGGGAGCACGGTGGTGACGGTCGGCAGACCGGTCACGGTGATCTTCCCGTAGTACTCGGGGCGCAGCATCTTCATCGCGTGCCGCGTCCGCAGTCCCTTGCGGAACTTGAAGTCGTCGGGGTCGAGGAAGGTCGGCGTGACCTGCAGCGGTACGTAGGGCGCGTACACGAAGCCGGCGTCGAGGAACGAGTTCCCCTTCAGGCCGATGAGGATCTCGCTGTCCTCCATGTACGGATCCACATAGACCGCCCACTTGTTGAGCAGCGTGCCGACCCGGCTCACGCCGAAGTTGGCCGTCAGCGGACCGTAGCTCGCGCTCGTGACGTTCTGCTCGATGCTCGCGTAGTCGCCGTGCGTCGACAGCTGGTCGAGCAGCGCCTGGACCGCCGTGCTGGTGACGATGAAGTTCGCGGCGGCGCGACCACTCGTCTTGTGGATGCGTGCGGAGATCGACGCGATCTGGGTGATCATGCGCCGGATGTCCTCGATCTCGCCCGGTACGGTCGGGGAGTAGGCGTAGCCGATCGAGTGCGCGGCGCCGTCGAGCAGCTGCCCGATGATCTCGCGGTCGATCTCCAGGCTGATCTCGTTGGAGATGCCGGCGACCAGCTCCGTCTCCGCGTCCAGACCGTGCAGGGCCTTCAGGTCGTCGACGGCCTCGGTGCTCCACCGCGCCTTGAGCTTGCGGCTCTCGGCCTTGACCTCGTGCAGCGTGATGTCCAGGGACACGGACGGGATGCGGTCCGTCGCCACCGAGCTGTCCGCGAAGACCTGCTCGAAGTTGACGAAGTACTGCGCCCACACGACGGTGTTGTCCTCGAACGTGGAGGCCACGCCCGTCTCGTCCACCGCGTTCAGCGTCCACACCTTCGTGCCCACGACGAACGTCCCGACGGTCGCGCCGGAGAGGTTGTCGACGAGGTTGTTGGTCGCGCCGGTCGGGTCCAGGGTGGCGATGGTGTCGATCCACGCCGCACCCGCGTTGTCGCGGACTCTGGCGTAGAGCTTCACGAAGAACGTGCGCTGGCCTTCGGTTCCCGGCGCCCTGATCGGCGACCAGTTGGGGGTCCGGCCGAGGGTGACGTTGGACACCGCGATGGTGCCGACACCGGTATCGGTCACGAGCACGTCGTAGTCGATGAACTCCGAGCTGTAGAACTTGCCGAAGTCCTTGATCAGATCGTCGTCCTGATTCAGCTCGCCGTCGTACCCCATGTTGTAGGGGTTGTTGGCGATGCCGGTCTGCACGGGGTTCTTGCTCCCCTTGCGACCGTCGTACTTGTACTCGTAGTAGAAGATGCCGCCCACGGGCGCGGTCATCGGCTGGACCGAGACGATCTGGTTGGCGATCAGGTTCGGGAACACCCTCCGCAGGATCGGGAAGATGTACTTGACGAACTCGCCGGTGTTGCCGGAGAGCGTGTCTTCCGACAGGCTGCGAAGGTGGCCGGCCTCGTTCTCGAGCAGAACCGCCGTGACCTTCTTGTTGTAGGGATTCTCGATCGAGCCGACGAGTTTCTCCCACTTGCGCTCACACGCCTTGGTGAAACCTTCGTCCGCGACGGACTTCTCGCCGTGCTCTGCCAGGAATTGTCTTGCTTCGCTCATTTTGAAATCTCCAGTTGGTAGCGGCTAGTCTCCAGCCAGCCTTGATGCCTCGTCGAGGTTCGTCCCGATTCTGTCGAACACCGGGTCGTCCTCGCTGGGGGCGCCGACGGGTCTGCCGCGCCGGTCCTCCTCGTTCAGTTCGGAGGCGGCACCTACATGTCCACGCCCCACCCGTTTTCGCGCTTCTTCCAACGCAGCATCCGACACCATCGTGGTGCCTCTCTTGGCTACCAACTCGTCAACCTTGGCCCTGTCGGCTACGCCTTCAAGTAGGACCAACAACTCTCTGCTATTCGTCAACCCTGCAACCTTCTCGTGCTTGTAGACCTTCAGCTCGGCCTCGGCCTGGGTATCCTCGACGAGCTTCTTCGCCTCGTCCGCCACCGCCTGTGCCTCCTCGAGCTTCTTGGTCTGCGCTTGCACTTGCTCCTCGGCATCTATTCGCCGAGCATCGAGCTTCTCACCGATCCGCTTTGCCTCTTTCAACCTGTCAGCAAGGTCCGTCGACCGCTCCTCGAGCGATACGGCCCTTGTGGATAGCTTCGCATTCTCCTCGCGGAGTGCGATCATTTCTTCCGCGTCTTCCTTCGACTCCTTCACCTCCGGCAACTCAGCCAGGATGGTCTTCAGCCGATCGTCCGCGTCCTCGATGCTCTCGATGGTCACGCCCTTGAACAGCTTGCGGATCGACTCGGCCATCGGGTGGCCTCCGATCTTCCGCTCGACGTGGAGCATGAACGTCGCCTTCGAGGCCGTCGACACCGCCTCGGACAGCTTCGACTCGCCGTCTGCGATCTCAACATCCTTCGCCTTCAGAGCGTCACGGGTCGCCTTCTCGTCCGGCGTGATGTGGTACTCGGCCAGCATCTCTGCGATCTGTATCAAGGTAGTCTTCGCACCCGCGATGTTCGGGTCGTTCAGGAACTGCTCGCGCAGCTGGTCGGCTACCTCTTCCTTCATCGACAGGATCGACTCGGCGACGTTCTTCTCGAATCCCTCCGACAGCTCGGCTCGGATCTGCTCGCGCACGTCGTCGGAAGTCTCCACCTTCGGAGCCTTGGCCTCCGCTTCCTCGCGCAGCTGGTTGACCACCTCGGGGAACGCCTCGATGAACAGCGCCTTCTGGTCCGGCTGCTCGGCGTCCACATCCTCGGTATAGATTGCCGGGTACGCGGTCCGCATCGCCGGCTCGCACACGAAGTCGAAGGTCTTCAGAACGTAGTCGTCTCCGACTTCCTCGATCTGCTTGCCGTCCTCGTCGACCGGCTTGGTCGATCCGAATCCACGCGAGGACACGCCGACCTGCACGTTCGCCTCGATCAGCGCACGGAGGGTCTTGCCCTCGGGAGTGGGTAGAACTTCGGACTCGCCCATGATGCGACCGTCGGCCTCGACCCAGAGCTTCGTGAGCAGGTGAGAGACGCGCTTGAGGCTCGTCTTCCCGTCCTGCGGGTGGTCGAGTTCCCCGAGCACGCGCCGGGCCTTGAGATCGGCTCCCAGGCGCTTGATTTCGCGCTCGATGATCGCTCGCGGATACTTGCGTCCGTTGGCAGTCGCTTCGTCCACGCGACCGAACTCCCCACGGGCTATCGTCTTGCCGGCCTGGGCACCTTTGCCCTCGACCAGTATCAGGGTCGTTGGAGCGGATTCAATGAGGAGCATTTTGGACATCTGGCTATCCCTTCTTCCAGCGTCGTGGTCTGAGGTCTGTTCGAGCAATGGGATTACGTTCGCTCTTGCGCTTGGCATCGGGAGAGACTTTTCGCTTAGTCTTATTCCCGTCAGCGTCGAGAGTTCCTTTGCTCGTGTCAAGTCCTGCCATCTCCCGGCGCCCCGACTTATACGCGGTGCGCCGTTTTCGCTTGCCCTCGCCTAGAGGGCGTTCAGGTTTCCCAACAGATCCTCGTCCTTCTCGTCCGAGTCGTCCTCGTCCGAGTCGTCCTCGTCCGAATCGTCGTCGCTGTCCTCCATCTCCTGAATCTTGTCGAAGCATTCACGGATGATCTTCAGAGCCGGGGCCAGGGCTGCGATGAACTCGTCCTCGCCCATCGCGTCTTCGGCCAGCAGTCCGGCCTCGGACTTCTCGTCGAGGTCTTCCATGACGGAGAGCAGCACCGCGGCCACGTCGTCGTCGTAGAACTCCTCATCGATCAGGACGAAGATGCGGTCGATGCGCTCGAGCACCTCGTCGCGCACGCCGAGGTCGACTTTCTTCTCGTCGACATCCTCGGAGATCATCGCTCCGAGCTTGCCGGCGAACGACTCGATCCCCATCGACTTGTGTCGCCGGGTCCTCTTGTCGGTGGTGACGGCCTGTTTGCCGCGACCGGCCTTCCGCGTCTTCACCTTGCGCTGGACCGTGTAAGCACCGGCGTTCGGGACGCACGCCTTCTTCTTGTCGTCCCAATGCTTCATCTTCTTGGGGTCGGTGCCGGGCTTGTTGCACTTCATCTTCCGCTGCACGCCGCCCCTCTTGTTGGCCTTGCGGTCCTTTGCGACCTTCCGGGCCTCGAGCAGCGCGGCGGCTACCTCCTCGGCTAGCGTGCGGAGATCGTCGTCGGCGTCCTCGGCGAGCGTCTTGGTCTGAAGCTCGGCGATCACGCGATCGAAGTCGTCTTCCTCCATCACCTCGAAGGGCAGGGCGCCGAAGCGATTGAGCATCTCCTCGGTGACGGCCTCGCCGTCGATATCCTCCGACCAGTTGGGCGGGTCGTAGTTGGCGAGCCAGCCGGCCAGGGCCTCGGGGTCGCGCACGTCCTTGCGCTTGGCAAGCTCCGCGACGAACGCGTCCATCTTCTTCTTTTTCTTCTTCTTCTTGGCCTCGGTCACGAGGTCGTCGAAGTCGTCGCCGAGGACTTCCTTCCACTCCTCGATGACTTCCTCGGAGATGTCCTCGTCCTTCTCTTCGTCGTCGTCGTCTTCCTCGTCATCGCTACAGTCACCCTCGGACTTCTCCTTGGGATCCTCTTTGTCCTCTTCCTCGTCGGACTCCTCGTCGATCACGTCCTCGGCTAGCTTCCGAATCTTGGAGGGAAGCTGACCCCACAACAGGTCGAACCCATCCTGAACATCCTTGCTGCCGAGCTTGTACCAGTTCATCGGCCAGAACGCCCGACCGACGGTTTCCCCATCGACTTCGAGAACGATCTTCACGGTGCCACCTCGCGTGTCGTGCCAGATGTCCAGTTCGACACCGCCCAGATCCGCACCCTTTGTCTTTTTTTGGAGCAGTTTGGCGAGCAGCGAGTCGAGCTTGCTGACCAGAGACTGCTTAGGCTCCGGCGGCTTGTCGTACCCGTTCTCAACGCCGGACCACAGCTCCATATCTCCATCGCCGGGAGAGGCTTTCTTTTTCCACCCCTTCGGGAACTTGCCCTTGGACTTCTTCTCATTGAGAGAGGTCCTGAACGCTTCCTCATCCATGATGTTCGCCGACACGGTTCCCACTGTCGGGATGCCGCACGACTCGGTGAGTCCGGCGATGCGAGCAATCGAGTCCTCGCCCACGCCGGTGAGTTCCCGCATGTCTTCTTCCAAGCTTGTCATAACTTTCTTGCGCTGATCCATCGCTTACTCCTCGTCGTCGTTGAGTGCCCGTAGCGAAGCGGACACCGCCGCCATTTTTGTGGCTCGCTCAGCCAGTTTATCATGCGCCTCTGCTGTCCGCTCTGCGTCTTTCGACGACATCAACTTTTCGGCCTTGACGAGCAAGCTATTGGCGGCTTGCGCTTCAGCAATCAACGACTTGCGAACGGCGCTTCGTCCCGTGTCTTCCTCTTCATCAAACACCAGAGCGGTCGTTTCGTCAACAACGCTGGCGAAGACTTCCGCCAGGATCGTCATCGAATCGGCAAGCTCATCGGTGAACTCCGACAGTCTCCCGTCGGGCAATTTCGTGTACCGTGTGGTCGGGATCCTCTGGGCCAGGGCGGACGGCTCGCCCTCGGGCGCATCCTCGGAAAGCCAGTCAGAGTCGGCCGAAATGACCTCATCGAGCTTCGCCAGCACGTCGGTCAGCCAGTACTGCTCATCCCGCTCGAGCAGCCCGAACAGCGACCGCACACGCGTGCGGTCCGGTGCCTCACCGCTCATTCCGGCCTCGACGATCTCCCTGATCTCCCTCGACACGAACACCGGGAGGTCGGCCTCGTCGACCACGGAGATACCCGCGTCGGACACCTCGACCTTCAGACCCTTCTTGCCGGCCAGGAAGTCTGCACGCAGGAACTTCCCGTCCTCGTCCACCACGAGCGCGTGCTCGACGTGAGTCGCCAGCATCCGAATCTTCTTGCCGTGTGCGGACTCCACCGCCGAGTGCAGCGACTGAATCTTGTCCTCGAAACTGCCCTGGTGATATTTCGCAATCTCGGACTCTTGAACGTAGGGCATTCTTGACTCCTATTTACGGTAGAGGCGAGACATCTTCTCGATTGAAGTTAGTCTCTTCTCGATTCTCTGTAATGTCTTCGCCATATTAGAGTCAGCTTGCTGACCATTCTTCGCTGACTCGGTTAGCATGTCAAGGCGTTTGTCAGGGTTGGCCGTCAGCTCCTCGGTCTGTTCTTCCGACGCGATTTCGGCGTCGGGGTACAACGCCCTGGCCTCGGAATCGGCCCTGGCTTGGCTCTGCACATCGGCCGCTTCCTCGTTATGCTTGGCGAGCACGGTCATCGTCGCATCTTCCTCGGTCATCTTGAAGATGTTGTGCATGATCATCTCACGCGGGTAGTAGTCCTGCAGGTTGTTGGCGAGGTCGGCCCTGGCGTTCAACACCTCGATCTGCTGCATCTCGAAGATGCTCGAGGGCACCGTCATCTCGTAGTCCCACCGAACCACGTCGGGGTCAATTCCGAGCACGGCGAAGTGAATCCGGCCTACCTGCTTGATCCCGTTCTTCAGCTCGCGCTGGATCCGCATCGCCGTCCTGGCGAACTGAACGTCTTCCTGCGCCAGCGACGAACGATTCGAGTCTCCCTCGCCGAGTCCCATGTACTGCCTGGGAACCTTCGTGCCGGCGATGAGCTTGGACCGGAAGTACTCCACGTCGTCCATGCTCTGCCAATCGGGGCCGGAGATCACATCGATGCGCGTGGAGTCCTGACCTCCGCGTGTCGGCACCCAGAAGTCCTCGTCCTGCGACAGCGGGTTGTAGCGGAACTCGAGCTGTCCCGTGTCCTGGTTGAACAGCTTCTTCTTCTTGTACTGGCGCCGCACGTCGTTGACGTAGCTGATCGCCTGTCGTGGCGGGAGATCCCCGGTGTCCACGTAGAACGCGTAGCGGGACGGTGCGCGGGTGAGCTTGTAGACCAGGGCTGAGTCCTCGAGCATCTGCAGCCGCTTCCACACCCACCGCACGGAGTCGAGGACGCCGTAGCCGTAGGTGGACCGCATGTACTTGGACCGCAGCCGCCAGTGCACGACTTCCCACGGCGCGAAGAAGATCATCCCGGTGTCAGCTGTGAGCGCGTCCCGGTCGATCGTCCCGTTCATGAACTTCTCGACGTGGGCCATGCCAGCGGTGAACGTCATGCGGGGATCCTGCACGAACCCGAGCAGCGCACCATGCTCGTCCTCGATGCGACGCATGGTCGGGGGCGGTAGCCAGTTCAGGCCCACCACGCCAACATCGGTCATCAGCACCTCGGCGAACACGTTGCCGTACTTGCACAGCGTCCGCGCTATCGACCAGATGTCGTCCTCGATGCGGAGGCGCCGGTAGATCAGGTCGTCCGCGATGTCGCGGTACACCTTGTCCTTGGCGTTCGCCCAGATCGTGCGACCGCTGAACGTGTCGGGGATGGTCGAGTCGTCGGCGTAGATGTCGAGCACGGCGGACAACTCAGGGTAGTCGTCCATGTTCTCGTAGTCGGCGTACCTGTGCATCAGGTCTTGGTCGATGGTCAGCGCCGACCCGAGTACGTTGTATCCTGTCTGACCTCCGCCGGCACCCGCGTAGGGGAACGGAGACATGTTGCTGGCGAACTCGTTGGACACGCCCTTGGCTTCACGGGCAATCTGACTCTCTTTGTCGCCCTGCCACCAATCGCGGATCGACTGAATGAAACTCATTCGCTGTCTCCCATGAGAAATGGCATCGGCACCCGTCCACCTTCGCCGCGGCGCTTCCCGTCTTCGATCATCTCGTCGGTGACATTCTCCGCCGGAACCTTCCGAGTCACCCAACCGAAGTCGTCAGGCCGTTCTTCATTCAACCTAGCACCCGTCCCTCGAACCAGGGGCAATCGAGAGGCTGAGTCCTGCAATCCGAAGACCACCCCTGCCACGGAGTCGCTCACATCCTTCGACCCTGCCAGCGGGTGATCTACCTTACCACGGACCCTATCATATTCGAGTGCCTTCAATTCAGCAAGAAAGGCCTCGTACCTATAGAACTCGATCCTCTTCTCATAAATA